TTACTTCACATACACATAAGCTTCATTAGCGGTTACATAGTATGTTTTTCCTTTGCTATTGTGTACTTTAAATTGCGGGGATCCACTGACGTTTATTTTTGTATCAATTGTGAAACCTAATCCTACATCTACAGAACCCCCAACATCTTTATCCTGCCAAGATGGAGCATTGTAGAATCGTAGATTGTTAACTTTTGAAACAACACGCTTCCCTACAATAGAAGAATCCACCGTGCTTTTCTTACTAAACTTCACATAAGATGGATCATTTTTAATCCATTGCTCACCGCCAAGGTTTAGCCAGCCATTCTTTTCAGCCCATACAACATAAGATTCTGGTTTATTTAGCTGACGAATCTTATTATAGCTTGTACCTGGTCCTTTACGTAAATTAACGTTATAGCCTTCAATATAAGCAATTCCGTCTGTTACAGCTGTTGGAACTTCTGCTGGTTTAGATGGCTTCTCTGGGACAGAAACATCTGCACTAGAATTATTGTATGCTCGTTGTACATCTGCTCTAAATTGAGCTTCTGAAACGCCATGAGACTTTAAATAGTCAAGTGGATCTTCATGATCTGTACCGCCAAGATATTTAGTCACATCGTAGTGAGTCCATAACCCTTTTTCTACAGATAATCCACGATCACGAAGAATTTTAGCTAATAACTTAACGTATTTATCATAACTGCGCTTGAATTTCTCATAATCCTTTGTTTCGCATAATTCCACATGAACAAATCGTTTATTTGCCCCTGGTCCAGCACCATAAGCAATGTATTTCGTATCAGCAATTAGGATTGTTTCATCCCAATCAACTGCATAATGTACGAATGCTGAACGCCATGTACGAAACTCATATTTTTGGATATTAATAGCTGGCGCTTCAGGAGTTGCTGTCGAATGTGCTACAACGCCCTCATAAGCACCTACACCATTACGGTATGGTTGTTTCGGTAAATCAGGAATAATAAGTGTTCTATCCGCAAAAGCACTTGTTGCAACAGATAAAGCTAAAATAACAGCAAAGACTACAGAAAAAATATATCTTAATGTCTTTTTCATTTTACATCAGCATCCTTTTTCGTAATTTTTGTGTGGTCAAATAAGCCACTTGCTGACAGTCCAATGATGATTCCTTGAAATATATTTGTTTTGATATCTCCGCCCAAAAATAAAACGCCTAGCACAATGCCAAGCGTTAAATTCAATAACGGAACATATTTTGTTTGTAATCCAATTGTTTTCACGATTTGTGAAAGACCAACTATAATTCCAATCATTACAGCTAAACTAACCATTACATACCACCTCCTTTCATTAAGAAAGTGAGAATACCACCAATAATTCCACCGACTATAAGTCGTAAAATCCAGGTAGTATTGGCGCTGATTTTATCTAACTGTTTGTTGATATTAATAATGTCTTTTTCGTTACCCGTTGTTCGTATTTCTAAGCTTTTAACTTCTAATCTAATTTCCTTAATTTCTTGCTTTATTTCTTGAACATCACTTCTTACTTCTTGCAACCCTTCCACTTTGACCACCTCATTTCAAAATAAAAAGAGAGACATCTATTTGTCCCTCTTTTCTTATAAAAGCCGTATTTTGTTCAAAATAAAAACAGCTTATAGCTGCTCTGGTTTCTCATTTATTAATTTTTGGACTAACTCTTCTAATGTTGCTATTTTGTTGTTCATTAATGTAATTTCTTCATTATGCTTTCTCTCCATTTCTTGTATTTTCTCATTTTGATTTTCTTCATGCTCTTGTAAAGCTTTTATCGTTAATGATACGTATGAATACAAGTGAATTCCTTTCCCACTTTCATCCACAAATGCTTCATCAGATTCATCTACAATTGCCCCGTAATACGTTTTGATAGCTTCCTTTGTCAATGGAGAATCATTAGGATCTTTTTCTTCTCTCATACGGTAAAGCTCGTTTACCGCATTCTTGTAGTTAAATTGTCTGATTCTAAGGTTTCTAATTTTTTCTAAAGCGGAAAATGCTACGTCACGAATATTAGATTTATATTCACGTAGTGAAGGACTCATAAAGTTACCTTGAACAGCACCCCATCCGTTTTGAGTAACAGACGACTTAACTTGGAGAACTCCGGTATATCCTGCTACACGGCTATTACGTAATGTGATATTAGGTAATCTTAAATCTGCATCTGAGCTATTATCTTCGATTGCTAATGTAGATTGATATAGACCACTTTTTCCTCGTCTGAAATGCCAGTTTCCATTTCCGGCATAAAGAGCATGATAGTCGTTTGCGTGTAGAACACTAATTCCGTTTCTGTTAAGCTCCCAAAACACAGATTTTCTTATCTCACTATCAACTATGTCATCAGTAATACCAATGTTCGCACTAGCCTGAGGCCATCCGGTCCCCATTTGAGATATAAATAAAGTACCTTCAGGAGCGCTAGTTTTTTCATCTGATCCTAAGATGAAAGTGGGTTGTACTGCACCGTCTCGTCTTCGGTAATATCCAAGGAACGCTCTAGGAACACCACTTTCATATAGACGTAAAAATTGATCGTCTAGGCTTACATAGTTATTGGTATTTGATGTTCTAATTTGGCAACCACTTAACAACCCAGCTTTAATCCAATCTGCGTTAACTTTGCCAACTAAATCTATTCTTGCCGCATTTAGCTTAATATTTTCTTTACTCATATTGAATGCTGCAATGACATCATTTTCTTTTACTGATATGCTAACGCCCTTTTCAGTTAGCTGAAGGCGACTTTCCATATCTCTTACATATCCTGAGGTAGCAAATTGTCCATTCGCTTGTTCTTTTGTATATACCTCTGTTGTTTTGGCTGCCGCATTAATACCTTGTTCATTGATGGTAAAACGGTTATCGATCAGAGTCATTTTTTGATTAAATTGTTCTGTCGCAAGCTTGTTCGCTAACTCGCCAAGTAAATCTTTTTTATTCTGATCAACAGTTTGTTTCAACTCAGGTATCTTAAATCCAGCGACATAATTCTCTACTTGTTTAAGCTCAACCTTTGCTCCAATTGCTGTTGCCTGTTGTTCTAGTTTGGTATTTGCTTCAGTAAGCTTCTTCCCTTGAGAATCGACTACATTGTTTAAATTACTAACAGTGGAAGATAATCCGCTTGCTGTTTGCTCTACTGTAGTCATACGCTTTTCGAATCCAACTTGGCTGTTTTGAACGTTTGTTACAGTGGTTTTAACGCCATCCACACTTTTTTCAATATCTGTTGTTTTCTTGGTGAATTCATCAGTTGTTACTTGATCTTCTGAAGGGGTGCGATAACTTGTTGGTATATTTCCTTCTTCTAATTGCATGTTTCTAATCTTTATGTTTGTAATTTTCGTAGGAGTCCATCCACCACCTACACCAAAAACTGAATTGTCATAGAAATCTTGCGTGATATTGTCGGGCATTATAAACGTAGCGGACACCTTAACCCATTGACCCGCTATTGTTTTAGGCGTACGCATGATTCGTTTTGCTACAACGTCATTGTCGTTTGTTCCCGTAACGGTAGTAACACCAAAATTGTTAATATCCATCGCGGTTGGGATAACATCGTCAGCGTAAATTTCATAGCTGATTGTGTATGTCCTACCCACAAGTAACGTGGCATTTTTAGTATTGTATAAAATACCTTTCCAACTACCGCTAGCCCCAGCAGGAATTGTTATGTTCCACCATTTATTATTATCGTCATACGCTATGCTTGTTCCCCCAGCTGCACCAAAGGATTTTTGCTTATAAAAGTTCTGACCGCCAATTTTAATATCATCAAACTTCTTCTCAACGCTCTCTAACTTCTCACTAATCTTCCCAGCTTTTTCTGTAATTTCAGTTGTTGTTTTCTTAAGCTCATTTGTTGATTGCTGCACATCAGTAATCGTCTTTTTTGTACCTTCTACAGTTAACTCGACTGCATTAACTTTATTACTAATTTCAGTATCTTTTTTCGTTAACGATTCAATAGAAGTTTTAAATCCATCTGCTGTTTGCTCTGATTTGGTAACACGTTCTGTAAGCTTTCCCTGTTCGTTTTGAACATTAGAAACAGAAGTATTTATACCTTTAATAGTAGTATCAATTTCTACTGTTTTTTTAGTGAAATCAGAAATAGTAACTTGGTCTTCTGGTGCTGGTGTCCATGCAGTCGGTACTGTGCCAATTTCTAATTTAGGCTTTTCAACTAATGTGTCCCCAGTGAAATCACGTGCTAAAGCGTAAACTGAAATTTCTTTAATAGTCTTATCCATAACTACAGAAGTAGCTGTGAATCTTTCTTGATTATATTGTTTACCTAGTATTAGACGGTTTTCTACGCGGCAACTCGGATAATGAAATGTATTGTCTGTGAAAGTAATCTTCACTTCAAAACCAGCCCATTTATTTGTTGTACCCCATGCAGTAACTTTACCTGTAAACAGAAAACTCATAGCAAGATTCTTCCCCTGCATTAAAGTAGCTGCATCCTTCGCTACATCAAAATAGGTATGTGGTTTGTTTTCCCCAGTCTTAACCGAATGCGATTTAATAGCTGTTTCTAGTAATAGATTTCGGACACCAATTTCCGTATTTTCAACTGTCGATTTAAGCTCTGTAATCGTTTGTTGTGTGCCCTCGGCAGTTTGCTTTGCTTCATTAGCAGTCTTTGATACTTGAGATAGGTTATTTCCTAAATCCGTTACACTTTGTTTTTCAGCTTTTGATTTAATTGCTTCATTCGTTTGCTCAAAAGATGTACCGATTTCTTGAAACTTTTTAACGTTTCCTTGTTTGTCAGTTTCATAAATTTGTTTACCTATAAATCCATTATTAATCTCATCTTTTGTGAAAACACCAGCTTTATCAGCCTTATCTTTTAATTGGGTATTAATCCATGTTTGATCTACTTTGTCATTAACCTGCTTTTGAACATCAACTATTTGCCCAGCTATTTCTTTCGCTTTATTTTCTACAGTTTGAACCTTTTGATTTAACTCTGTTTTTGTGGACTCAATATCATTGTTAACCTGCTCTAATGTTTCTTTCTTCGCCTTCTCTACATCAGGTACAACTGGATCCCAAATGCCATCTTTCCAGAGCTTTAAAATACCAGGCTTACCGTTAGAAATATCTAGCCATAGTGTTTTTCTATCTTTAAGCCCCGTTGTCGGTGGATTCTTTGCTTCAATGATTTCCACAGTATTATTTTTTATGTTCTCTTGAACCTTTTCAGCAAGTGTCTTCGCTGCTTCCGATTCCTTCTTAGCATTACTAGCTGTTTCATTAGCTTCTTTCACCAATTTATCTAACTGATCTATCATTTCTTGTTTATTCCCAAGCGAGCTAAGTATTCGATTGTAAATCTTTCTTAATTCCTCATTTGGATCAACAATCTCACGATAGTCACCAAACACATATTTATCTTGTGTAGGATCAGTAAAAGATTCATCACCAGCAATAACACGAGCTTCAAGATACAATTCAGGTGTAAAACCTGTATCTTTAATTTTGATTGTATCCCCTTCATTAATTAACTCATGAGCTAGTCCGAATACGCGACCAATCGATTGCGCTTCTACTTCATAAGAAACAGAAGTATTCACACGTTTTTTCATCTCTGTTTTCATAAGAGTCATTAATCGTTGCGGTGTCATATTTTGTTCTTCTGTTTCTGGAGTATAGAAACCAAATTTGTGTTTTCCATGTTCATTCCAACGCTGGAAAGCATCGCTATCCGTGATATAAGGAAGACCGTTATTTATGCTCTCAACGGTAATGACTTTTTCCTCTTCACCACGTACAAAACCAACAAGGGCTGTGCAAATGTCTCGTGAATGCTCGATACGTTTAACGCCAACCAAATCTTTCCCAAGCTCTATTTCTTTTCCTGTTTCTTGGCCACGTTTTTTTATCATATCAACGTACCAACCGGTAATTTGAGAGCCTACTACTTCTACACGATATTGAATTTCTAAATCAAATAAAGAAGCGATTTTCTTTAAAAACGTAAGCGGATCGATAAACTCATCAATGGTCATGGTATGGAATCCGCTGTATTCTGTTATGCCTCGTTGCCATTTCATGCCTACAAGAGCTATATCCATAAATTGATTTACTGTTTTACTTTCAATCCGTTGTGGATTTATAATTCCGGACTTAGCAATTTGAACCCAAGCGCCTGAAGCATATGTGGTAATGGATCGTTTATCGGAATCCTTCTCGGCCTCTGTAATAACATATGGAATGACACCTCCATCACGGACTTCTTTTAAAACTAAGTTTTGTTGTTGCAATGTAATTGCGTGTTTTGTTCCGTCAAAAGTTGTGAAATCTAGCATATCAATATTGTTTTTGATTTCCCAATGGCGCTTATCGTCCCAATAGTCCTGTGGTTGAATAGCCGAGACAATTTGATCAGTTTTGAAATCCACAACATGCAATATTCCGCTTGGTGTTCTCATCTGTATCTCTCCCTATAACTAACTGTTGCTTTTACGTCTGGTGGCATAATATCAATTCGATTGTCGCCGCGTATTATGGTTGGAAAGTTACTAAAAATATCTTTTATATTTATTGCGTTCTTCCCATTGATTGTGACAAGGCTTCTTTCTGTATCGATAATCACTTTGTCTCCTGTATCGAAAATAAAAGGCTTTGTATTGGAAGGAACTTTGTTCACCTTCCAAATCTTTAAATCATCAATTTGCATGGTATAAACAGGTGTATTTCTATCCCATCGACAAATAGCAATCATGACTTGTGCAATTTTTCGTTCTGTCATTGGATTTCCACTTTCATCAATCCAACGTTCAACAAGAGAAGCATCGTCTATTTCTGTACCATCTTTAAAACGAGCTACATAAACAGACCATTCTTTTCCGCGTCTTGCTATGCGTAACCTTCCGTAAAAATTGTTGAAAGTATTAGGATGCGCTCCACTTGTATCAACTAATTTCCGATTACTGTTTGGGGTTCCACTATTACCAACTCGCATATGTGCTTTAGTGATTTCGGCATCCCAATACAAATCATTCATGTTTATACGAGCGACAATATTACTTGTATCATCCAAAAGGAGTATTTCCACACGGCCCATTTGATCTATATTTTTAGACTGTAAATGCACTCTGGCTTCTATTTCAAAATCCTGTAATGGTCCTCCAGGGATATTCTTCTTCGCAATACCACCATGAAATCCTTTCGTACCTTCCGCACCATAGTAAGGGCAATATATAGCTGTACTATCTTTCGTCTTCAGCTCTCCAGTACCACGCATTTCTTCCACTTGGCCAGTAACAGGAGTCCAACCCACACTTGTGGACATATCATCCCACATTACTCTTTCTCGCTCTTGTACTGTTGTTTCTTCCACAGTGAGAGGATAACCAATGCGGAAATAGTTTCGTTCTGTAGGGTATTTTCCAAACCATACATCTAAAAAAGTGCTTGGTTTTGTTACATCTATTTCAATTAATGCTGGTGTTTCTACACTACCTTTATTCGTGAAATTAGACGTGATTTCTGTGGACCAATTTTGCGTGAATGTTTGAGTCTGTACTTTTCCTAATTTATAAGGCATGGGGCAAACGAAAGTAATAACACCTTTCCCCCTATTAACTAGTTCATCCAAATCTAGTGAACCATCAATAAAAGCAAGATATGTTCGATCTAACTCATCATCAAAAATAAGTTCAGCTGGTTGCTCTGTGTATAGCCAATCCGCTAAATCCTCTTTTATCTTTTGTAAATCAGCCATATCTTTTTTAGCTTTAATAACAAGAGGAACGTCAATACGACGCTCCTCGGTTTCTGTATGAATAAAAAAAGCCCCTGGACGATGAGGAACTCTAACAAGATTTCTTTTAATTGGAGCCCATGAAGGACGTTTCCTCCCTACAAGCATTTGAATATAATCTTTGCGAATATTATTAAATGTAAAGCTTAATTTAACCAAGAATATCACCGTCCTTAAAATTGCTCTTTTCGTTGTCGATCACGATCTTGAAGTTCTGTGGTATACCTATAAGTTCCACCTGCTAACTCTTTCCCATCTAAAACGTTTGTCATATTCAATGTAAGATTTAGTTCTTTTTCTTCAGGTCGTCTATTTGGGAATACCTTTTTACTAGTAGCCGAGTTATTAGGAATATTAGGCTGCATATAATTCGTTAAACCACTTACCGCATCATTCGGAACACTATAATGAGAAGTTTGGAATCCAAAATCAAAAACAGATGGCATATTTCCCATTTGCTTCTTAACGGTTCCAACTACATTTTTTGCTGCATCCACAACAAAACGTTTCCCTCGATCCATACCAACTCCAACACCTTCTGGAACCGCACTACCGACTGGAATCATTACTTTTGATGGACTGTTTATTTCAAGCGCTCCAGAAATAGTCTTTTTAATATCGTTTGCTATTCCTGCTGCTTTACTAAATAAACCTCCTGAGGCATCATCTATTCCTTTGCCCAGACCTTCTATAATCGATTTTCCAATTGAACGTAAATTTATGGTACTGAAGAATTTTTCAACTGTGTTCCACTTCTCTTCGATATCACTTTTTATCTCGTTCATTTTATCTGTAACGGCTTTTTTCTGTTCCTCAAATTTTCTTGAAACAGTATTTTTTATTTCTTCTACTTTATCGCTAGCTGATTTTTTCATATCCTCATATTTGTTGGAAACATCTGATCCCATTTCTTTCATTTTTCGAACAACGTCATCTTTCATTACTTCATACTTAGATTTCACTTGTCCAGTTTCCCAGTCAACTTGATTCACATGTTCACCAGCTTGGGCTTTAGCTTCACTTACAATTTCAGTGTGCTTATCTTTTGCTGTGGAAACTGTGCTATCATACTGGCGTTTTGCTTCAGAAATGATTGCATTAGCCTCTTCAGCATTAATCGTTTTGTTTTCATCTCGTTGTCGAATAGCCTCTGCAATTTTATCATCACGAGTTTTCTTTGCATCAGCTATTACTTTATCTCTGGTCTCCGCACTGTGTTGGACAACTTCAGCTGCTTGTCTAGCCGATATTTCACTAGCTTGCACTCGCATATTTTCCAGGATAACCTTTTGTTCCATTTGGTTTTTAGACATATGTTCAACAGCAACTCTGTCCATTTCATCTTGTAGAGCTTGTAAGGATATTCGTTCTGATGTTGTTAACTCTCTATTTTCTCTAGCTGCTGTTTGTAGGATTTCTTTGATTTTATTTTCTTTTTCTTGTGTTTTTAGTTTTTCTTGCTCGTAACGTTGATTCAGCTGTTCCATCCTCTTGTTTTCTTCTTCAGAAGTTAAAACATATGAATCAGCAAAGAACTTTTTAAGTCCTTCAATTTCTTTTTGTTGTCTTGCGTTTGTTTTTTCTATAATCGTGTTAGCCAATTTGTCATACTGTCCAATGAGTTTTTGCGACTGTTCTTCTGTTATTACTTCATGGTTTAGTCTAATTTCAGTTAACTTTTGTCTAATACCATCAGATAACTTGAAATACTCACTAAGAACTTTCTTTGTGGAGGAACTAACTTTTCCTTCTGTATTCGTAGCAAAGCGATCTACTGAAGCAATACTATCTTCAGTTGCTTTTTGATATGCTTTATATGCGACAACTCCAGTTCCAATGAGAGCGGCTGCTATCAATCCTACTGGGCCAAGTAATAAACTTATTGCACCACCTAAGAATCCAACTGCAGCACTTGCAAGACCTGCAGCACCACCAACAATTCCTAATGATGTTGCTAATGCTCCAATCCCTGACATGATCATTCCAACCGCTGCTAAAACTACACCTATTGCTGTAGCCACCGCTGTTAATGCAAGAACAATACCAGCTGTAATTGAAATAGCTTTTTGTACCGGACCTGGCAATGCGTTAAATCCATCCACAAGCTTTTGCAATCCAGCAACAAAAGCACTAACCACAGGGGCAAGCGCATCACCAATTGTTTTTTTCATTGTGTCGAATGCTCCACTTAACTGTTCAATACGACCTTTCAAAGTGTTCATTTTCGTGTTAGCTGTCTCTAAAGCGGTGACTTTAGACATCTCGGTATACATTTTATTTACACCTTGTGAGCCTTCATTAAACAAAATCGTTGCACCACGAACTGCGTCTGAACCAAATAACGTCTCTAAAGCCATACTTCGTTGTTGGTCTGTTAAACCTTTCATGGATTCATGAAGAATTCCAGATATATTTTCTAGACTTTGTATATGCCCTTGTTGATCGTAGAATTTTGATGATAAGAAAGCTGAACTAGTCGCTAACTCCCGGAATGTAGTATCACATTTATCATTCCATTTCGTAACGCCTTCAGATTTCATTACATATTTCTCCAATGCAACTTCAATATCTCCTACACTTCTAGATGCTGGTGTGATCCCGTTTTTAACCAAGAAATCAAATCCAGCCTGCGCATTATAAGTGATAAGACCCAAATCTGCCATCTTGTTATAAGCTTCTTTAGTTGAAGGATTCAAGCGCATAAGCATCGTCTTTAAAGACGTACCTGCATCAGAACCTTTTAAACCATTTTGAGCAAATACAGCTAAAGCTGTTGCTGTATCTTTAAATGTCATACCTGCTCCTGCCGCTACTGCTGCGGATGCTGACAGGCCATATTTTAATTCATGTACATCTGTTGCTGACGCGTTAGCTGCTCCTGCAAGTAAGTTAGCTGCATCCGTAACACTTAAACCATCCTTTTTAAATGCATTCAAAGCGGTTGAAGCGATTTCTGCTGCTTCTCCTAACTCTAGTTCTCCAGCAGCCGCTAAATTAAGCGCTCCTTCTAATCCGCCATTGATGATGTCTGTTAAACCAACACCAGCCTTTATTAATTCTTCAATTCCTTTTCCGGCTTCTACAGAAGAATATTTTGTGTCTTCTCCATGTTTAATGGCTAATTCGGAGAGTTTACCCATTTCTTGTCCTGTCGCACCAGATACTGCTTTTATGTTAGCCATCTGTTGTTCAAAATTCATTGATTCTTCCACAGCTGATTTTAAACCTCGACCTATCGCATAAGTCATGCCACCAAATACCATCCCAATTTGCATGCCAGCATTTTGTAAGTGGTTACCCAGTTCCTCCATACGATTCCCGAAATTCAGAAGTCGATTCCCCTGCTGATCCAATTCCCGATTTGCTTGTTGTAATTGTGATTCAAATCGATTTAGTTCACCTGTAGCCCGATGAATTTGTTCAGCATATCGTTGTGCTGACTGACTCGCTTCACCTTCTTCTGTTTTTGCACGATTATAGGATTGTTGAAGTTCCCTAATTTTTTCTTTTTGCTTATCTACCGTACGAGATAAAACATCAACTTTAGCTCTTGTTTGTTCAGTCGCATTAGAAAAACCGCCCATGCCTGTTGTAATAGACTGAAATTCAGCCTGTAGGGATTTTAAAGAATTATTTAATTTATCCATCCCTTTTTGTTCAGCTTGCTTATTTACTTGCTTTAATTCATTCTCAAATCTATTTAAATCAGCAACAGCTTTATTAACTTGTGAAGCGTATCGCTGAGTTGCTGCATCATTCTCACCTAATTTAGCCTTATTTTGATCATATGCTTGCCGTAACGCTTTAACTTTCTCTTTTTGTGCGTCAATGAGCCTACTTAGAGTATCCATTTTCGCTTGTGTTTGTTGGCTAGCACTAGCGAAACCGCCCATCCCTGTACTTACAGATTTCAATTCGCTCTGTAGTGTCCTTACCGCACGTCCTGAATTTGCTATACCTTGACGGAAATTTACATTATCAAGGGAAAGCCTAACTACCAAATTATTCATTTCATTTGCCAATGTCTCACCCCCTCGTTAGATAATGTTTTCAGCTGGAACTTCTATTTCATTTGAATTTTGATTCTCATTATTTGAATTACCTTGTTCACGATGCTTTCGATTTAGCCTTAAATAATGCCAAATATCCATTTCGTTATCGATATGATGATGTTTATATCCTTGACGTAATAAAGAGAGGTAGAGCTCGTCCATAAACTCACTGAACGTTAGCCCTCCCCCCTCTACGCGTTTGGGTTTTCTTCTTCTCCAGTTCCAGATGTACCACTAGCTGCTTCCACAGTTTCATTGATAACAGTGTTAATTACCTCTGAAGTTGTCGATAAAAACTTACGAGCATCCACACCATCCCAATATTGATCTAATGTAAATTGTTCATCGAAAACATTCACTACAAATTGAACCATTTTATCCATATCCTCCGGACCAGGATTATTTGGAATATCTGCAAGCTCAGGTGCTTGACGGATTAAACGAGCTGGAATGAACCCCGGTAAATTAAAAGTTTTCTTTTCCTTATTGATTCGTAATGTTAGTTTCATAGTTTATTCCTCCTTAGTTAATAAAAAAGAGAGAGCTTTTGCTCCCTCCTACTTGCCTGTTGGTGGTGTTACGGTTTTTTCATATACCTTACTAAACCAATTATCTCCTACAACTTTTGTAAACGTAGGCTCATCGGCATCAGCTGTAAATTTTGGTCTATCATCAAAATCACGCTCAATGAATGATCCTTTAAGTTTTGTTGTTTGGAAGTTTGGTTTGTCTTTTTTCGTTTCAGCTTCTTCTTCCTCTTGTGAAAGTTTACCTTTGAGTAACCAAACATAACGATACTTACCGTTAGCTTTTAAAAAGCGCCATCCGATTGCTAAATACGGCTTTTCTCCCACACGTTTTTCGTCTAAAACACCATCCTGGATTTCTGGATACCCTTCAATATCTGCTTTATTTGACAATGAAAGACCTCGAACTTCAATTTCCACTTCAACTTCACCGTCTGATTCAGCAATTTCTGATTTTTTATTGTCACTCCACATTATTTCTGACGCTACCTTTTTTGACGTTTTAACCTTTACTGCACCTTCCAATTTCTTTACCGTTGAATACGCAACACCTGTTGCATCATCTTTTGTTAATTTTGCATAAACAAGACTATCTACACCGACAGTCGAACTAATTGTAATAACCTCTCCAGCCATCTATAACTCCACTCCTTTCGCGAATCGCATCGCGTAATGAAAAATTTGTGTATCATCTTCATATAAATCTGCAACCGCATAACGTGAGAAACCAATACTTTTCATGACTTCATTCACTTTTTTATGAATTGCTGTTGTACTACCCTTTGACCAAATATCGATTTGAAATGTGATTTCACTTTCACTTTCTTCGTTATCTGCAAAGCTATCTGGCCTATTGTCTAATTCGAAGAATGTAATCCTTGGAAACTCTTCAGCGTTTTTTGCTTTACGATAATAAACGCGTTTTCCACCTAACAAAGAAACAAGCTCCTGATTATTTTCAAGAGCTTGCACAATTTCAGGGCGTAGATTTATCATAAATTCAACCTCATTTCGTTCTTCAAAATGTCTGTCATAGCACGAATTGCGGCTTCTTTTGAAGAATTAAATCCTGGTTCTATAAATGGCTGAGCTGGCATTTTTGATGTTCCCCATTCTACAAACTTTCCATAGAAAAATGGAGAACGATCGGCTTTATCTATCCCAATCTTGATAGTTTTTAGCCCGCCTTCCATTTTCGCTTTTGTAACGCGTATATTATCAGCCAAATGTTGCCCTGTGCGCCACGGCTCACTTTTAGTCGCTTTCTTAGGACTGCCACTCCTTGGCGCGACTTCAGAAATAGCTTTTCGAATAGGCTCGCCACCAGCTGCAAGGGCTTTATCTTCAATCTTTTCTCCACGTAGACCCATTTGTTCTAATTCAGAAATCAAACGGTCAAAACCTAATAAATCTACACCATTAGCCATTCATTCCACCACGCTTCCACATGATTGCTAATGTGTTTCTTTCAGTTGGAATAACTGAAAGAATGTCATAAATCGTGTTCTTATACTTAATTTTCATATCAGCATTCACATTAGCACGGAATCGGATTTCTGTTTCACCCTGTACTTCACTGTTAGCTGCGGCTGCTTCAAAGTACTTTCTTCCCTTTAAAAAACTGAAAGAACCCCACACAGCAAAAGAATCTTTATAACCATCTATCGGTTCACCGTCTGGTCCCTTTGCATCATCTTCTATCACTTGGAATATAAGACGTTTATCTAATTTACCTGGATTCATGTTGAATCACCTACACAATATTGCAATTGAACTAATATTGATTGCAAACTAAATGCCAATTGTTCAGCTTTCCCAACTGCTTCACGGTTTTCATACCAATGAGCAATTAAGATGCGAGCCGCTAATTTAGCAAGCTCGCTCTTTAAATCTACATTTTTACTTGTTGCATTCTTGATATATATTTCAGCTGCTGTTATCAAAGATGAAATGAGCATGTCCTCCTCATTGCCATCCACACGAAGATACTCTTTTGCTTCCTCTAATTTCAGTACCAAGAAGAACACCTCCTACCTTATTAAAATTAAACTTTGGCCACAACTGTAATTTGTCCATATACGACCGCTTCTGTATCCCATAATGTAACGTCTTCACGTTCAATTGCACGGAATTCTGTTGTATTGCCTCTCCAAGCGTTTCCGCCTTCTTTCGTCATATCAAGGGACAACTGCTGTCTATCCCATAACACAACCGCTTCCTTCAAATCACCCACAATAAATGGGGCTTTCCCGTCTTTATCTGTCGCAATTGTCTTATTTGACAAAACAATAACTGGCTTTCCTGACAGTAACTTACGAGTTGGATTTGTTGGATCTGGTTGAAGAAGTGGACGGCCATCCTTATCTTCTAATTGATCTAAGTAATTGAATCCATCTTGGTTTGTAATAATGTTTGCTACAGCCGAAAAAGCTGGATCTAATGTGACATTTAATGCTGTTTTAATACCCTTATAATCCTTTAGATCAACTTTTGTTAACTTGTTGACTTCTTGTAAAATCAAATAATTACGAGTTGCAATAGATTTCTTCGCAATCCACTGACGTAAATAAGCTTCTAGCGCTTGATCCGTATCATTTAATAAATCATTTGGTACAGGTAGGAATCCTGCATAATCCTCAATAACATACGGCAAACGATCAAATTGTGGTGAAGCAATTTCTTGCATCGCATTTGGATTTCCATACTCAGATAATGGTGCAAAAGGTGTAGATGCCGCACGCTTTTCTAATGTACGGGCCCCCTTGTTTGTTGAAACAGGTTGTACATTTACATATTGTTCTAAGTTATCAACCGTTTGTTTTAATTGGTTAATAGTTGTAGTAATATCCTCTGGAACAATATAACCGCCATCTTTTCCAGAATTCTCGGATAAAGCCGCTTTATATTCATCCATAACACTTGCTTCTTCATGACTTAAATTTTGACCACGTATAGCTTTCATAAACACTTCTTTATACGCCGTATCTTCATTTTTAACTGGTGCTGGAGGTAACGCTCCTGTTTGTGAATTTACAGGTTCAGGAACTTGGATTTGATTCATTGCTAGATAGTTATCTAGTTCATTTTTTGCATTTTTCGCTTCCTCAATTTTTGCTTTTGCATCTTCATATTTACCGCTGTTATTAAACTCTTCTGCCTTCGCTTTTAAATCAGCAACCCTCTGACGTAATTCTTGTTCATGTTTATCCATCCGGTATTTCCTCCTTGTTTTGGCACAAAAAATAGACCTATATTTCTAAAAGGTCTAGTGCGTTTTGTATTTTTAATTGTTCATTATTATCCTTCTTTGGAATAGAAGGAGCTTTTGCTACTACTTTACTAGGTGTTTTTTGATATTTATCAAAGTAATCACTCATACATGCTGCTACTTCTTTTGCTTCCACAACTTCGATGTTGAAGTATTTCTCAGCTTGTTCACCACTTAACCAAGTCTCAGCATCTACTAATTGTTGAATTTCTTCAATTCCAATGCCTTCTTTTAAGTTTTCCTTGTATACATTCATGATTCCAGACTCAATGTTATCCAAATCTTCTGCTGCCTTTCGGAAATCAATTGCATTTCCAGCTGCATACGTCCAAGGCTTATGAATCATTAAAAATGCGTTAGAAGGGACAACAACACGATCACCAGCTAGAACGATTACAGAAGCGATGGAAGCTGCAACGCCATCTACATAAACAGTTTTTTGGGCCTTATTGCGCTTTAACATATTATAAATAGCTAAACCAGCGAATACTGAACCCCCACCGCTATTCACATAAATATTAAGGTTACTTTTATCATCCAATTGACCCAAAATGTTTTTTACATCATCGGGCATAATGTCAGAATCATCCCATTTCCAACCTGTATTATTTATGATGTCACCATAGATAAATAGGTCCGCTGAAGAATCCGTTTGATTTTTAATAGTAAACACGTCTTTAATTGCCCTCACCTCCTTTCAGCGACGAACCTCCACTAGCTTTCGCTAATTGGTATTCATCCGCAATTTCAATAGATACATGATTTAAATCGACTCGGCTCTTATCACCTAGTTCACCAATACCATCCATATCTTCAAGTTCTAAAACTTTATTAATAGAAAATACACCTCTATCTAACATAATGTTATAGAACTCGGCTCTTGATTTTTGATCTGCTCTTAATAAGCTTGCTAAATTAAATTTTAGATAGTAACGCTTTTGCTCATTAAATGAGAATGTTTTATAAGAAAACTCTTCTTCATACTGAATAAGTATCGGACTCAATGTATTTTGAATAAAATCCAATGCCTGTTGCTCAATGTTTGAGAATGTAGCACGATCTAACTCATTAATCATGTGCAATGGAATATTAAAGATGTTTGCAATCTCAGCTTTATCGAACTTCATACCTTCAATAAATTGAGCATCTTTCAATGGCATTCCCACCTTCTCAAATTCTAAACCAGCATCTAAAATTGCAATTCTTTGAGCATTATTTAAACCTGTATTTGCTTCTTCCCAAGAATCACGAAGTACATCTTTCGCTTCTTTACCAAGTGCTTGTTGAGTTTTTAATATTCCACTATGAGCTGCACCGTTTGTAAAAAACTTACCTTTAAACTTTTGTGCCGCCTGTGAGCTACCTATAGACTCTCTTGCAATTTGAATAGGCGGTTTTCCTTTTAGCCCATCAGTGGACAATGTAGTAAGATGAATGATATCATCATCAGGTATTTTTACAGGTGTACCGTCCGGTAAACTAGTGAAATACCATAATTTATTTGTCTTTAAGTCCACAGTTGGAGTTGTGACAGCTGGATTCAATGCCCATAATTCTTTTGGTCTGCCATCCACACCCCAATGGATATTGATATAAGCATTTCCCCATGTATTACGATGCGTTTCGATTAAATGTTTGAATTTAAACGGACTTTGATACGGATTTGGACGTTTTTCTAAAACAAACGACACTTGATGCAGCTTATCTCGTTCTCTTCCCTTTGATGTTTTTCTAAAAACCTGAAAAGGAAGCATTGCAACACTATTTGCAAGGATGTTAATGCATCGATACACTGTCGGGACGCCTAAAGATGACTCAACCGTTACCTTTTCACCGCTTGCGGCCTGATAACCAAATATACTTTTAAACCAAGGTGATGGATTTTTTAAATCTGTCGTATCTTGATTCTTAAATAACTGCCGAAAAATCAAAAGTTTCACCTCCTTTCTATCTTCTTATCATTACCACCCCCAACATTGTGAGAATAAGTCCTAATAGATACCAGCCGTAAATTGGATTAATAAAAAAAGTCGTCCCAACAATGATGGACAACCCCGAAATAAGTAAAATATCTTCTAAAATACTAATAAAAAACAATAAAAAACGCATGTAATTCCTCCTAAAATGAGAAATCTTGACTTAAGATATATGAATTTAAGTCCATCTCACCAGAATTGAGGATACAACGAACATGTGAGTTTATTACAGCCGCAATCGGATCAATTCTTTCTGTTGCTTTTGACTTGTCTAACATAATGTTTTCATTAGCATCCTGCCTCGTTATAGCATTACTAGTTGCCCAATTTAATACAGGGTTGTTATTGTGGATGATTTTCTTTAGATACACTTGTTCTCTAAAATCTTTTGTGGGGCCTGATAAAGTCGCCATTCCTTGGCGTATCTCTATCATCGTATATCCTTCAGCTTCCATATCTTGCATAAACTGTGTTGCATTCCATGGATCAGCACATATTTCTTTAATTTTGAACTTATTCTCTTTCTCCATGTTTCTAATATGTGTTTTGATAAATTCATAATCAACTACTGCACCAGGCGTTGTCGTGATCCATTTTTGTTGTACCCACAGATCATAAGGAACTTTATCCGTTTGTCTCTTCTCAGTTAACGTATCTTCCGGCATAAAGCTATGACTTAAAACAATATACTTATCATCCTTCTTGAACTCAAATGAAATGCTCGTTAAGTCAATTTTGGCGGATAAGTCGACTCCTACTGTACATTCCAAACCTTTTAATTCAGATAATTCAACAGTTCCATCGCAATCTTTCCACTTTTTCATATCCATGTAGCCGTTTTCCTTCATATCAACCCATCGATTCATATTTTTAGTAAGGAAATTCCGCATTTTCTCTGGCACATCTAATGCTGATTGTAACTCTCCTTTTAAAAAAGAGCACCCTTCTTCATAACTACATAAAATAGGATTTGCCTTCTCCCATACATTTTGGTTTGTAATTTCATCATCCTTATCTAATTCATTGACCATTACAAAGTATTCTTCATTTTCAATATCAATATTTGAATCTAGAATCTTAGAAACATATTGATATTCCACACGATAGCAAGGGTTACTCAAATTAAATCCTGCTGTCGTAATAATCATCATTAATGGATTAGGACGAGCTCCCGAACCAGATACAAGAACATCATATATTTCAGAAGTAGGATGTGCATGGTATTCATCGATAATACCGCACTGAACATTCAATCCATCACCAGATTTACCAGCATCTTTTGAAAGTGCGGAAATAAAAGAATTTGTCTTTAAGTGTTCAATTTTCCCATAAGCAATATTAAATTTATCTTTTAGATCGTCACACCCATTCATTTGGGCCTTAATCTCATTCCAAACAATTTTACTTTGCTCTGTTTTTGTGGCACCAACATATACTTCAGACATATTCTCACCAAGGGCCATTGCTTCATATGAGCCAACGCACGCTAAAGATTGTGACTTTGCATTTTTACGTCCTACTTGCCAATACGCTTTTTTGAATCTTCTTAAGCCTGTATTTCGGTGAACCCATCCATAAATATTACTAAAAACAAAGATTTGTATAGAATGCGGTTCAATTCTTTGTCCAGCCAGTTTCCCTTTTGTATGTTTAAATAAAGACATCCATTTTAAAAAACGAAGTGCCTTTTCTTCATTGAAAACATAAGGGAAATCTTCAGAACCTTCACGCTCAATATCTCTTAAAAATCGTTTGCAAGCTTGTTTATGTTTCTGACAGGCAATGACCTCACCACTTAGTACATCATCACAATAGTCCAACATCCATTGTCTAATCATGTTATACGTCAAACTCCTTTTCTACGTTAGTTTTCGGACCTTGTTTTATATTTGGAATTACAATTTTTGCTCTTGCACTTGGTGTAAGACCAAACTCAACAGCCAAAGCCTTCATTTGCTCATGTAATTGCTTCTTCTTTGTAAGTAATGGATGTGGCACTTTATTGGTTTCAGCCGCTTTATTGGTATACTCAACAAGTAGTCCTTCTTCTCGAATAATCTTGGTGCATTCAACATAGTCAGAAAAAGCATCACAATAAGTTGCTAGTGCATTTACATCTATGTTTGTAATGACATCCAACTCTAATAATTCACCTGCAATTCGTTTGAACTCTCTCTTAGCAACTGAATCTAACCATGTGGGGGGTTTTACTTTATCCTTTTTTGCTTGTAACTTTTTTTCAGCCGCTAACCTTTGATCGATTTCTTCTTTTGTTAGTCGACTTGTATTTCCTTCTAATAAATGTAGATGAATCGGTTTAGCTTTTCTTCCAATGAGAACCACCTCCTTCAGCCGAACCCCCTTTTATGGAATAAAACGAAATTTTTGCACAGAAAGCTAAGCGGCGGTCTCCAGAGAGTCGCCTTTTACTTTTTCATGGTGGGGGGTTACTTATGAATTTTTCTTTCGAATTATTTTCGATTTTTCTTCTCATCTTCTTTTGTTTTCTTATTGTGACAAGCATGACAGAGTGTTTGTAGATTAGATGGTTCTAATCGTTTTGACCAATCCACTCGAATAGGTACGATGTGATCGACTACATCACCTATCTTAATGATGTCTTCGCTTCTACATTGAACACATAAGCCATGATCTCTACGATAAATAAGCTCACGCATATCCTTCCACAGTCTTGAGTTGTAGAATGTACGTGAGCTTTTGTTTCGAATATGTTTGTCGTAATATCTTACGGTTTCGTTTTCCTTTTCTAAATGTTTAGCACAATACTTATCCCTTGTCAGTTCGTTGCAACCTAACGACTTGCAGGGTTTGTATGGTTTACTTGGCACCTTCAATCCTCTTCCTCAACCGTTTCATTTCATCCTCAATAGCAAGATTCTTTTTGTTAATCCGTTCATGATACTTAGCAATATCCGCTTGATGTTTACGAATCTTATCGTTCACATATGCAGCAACATGTTCATGATTACAATGAGGACAAATAAAGTAACACTTCTCAATACGATTAGGAATCTGTGCTACTTGTGGTTGCATATCGTAACCTTTATTGCAGTTAGAACAGTAGACTTGCATCTCTCCTCACTCCTCATTCTCAAGGAATACATCCATAGTTTTATCCAGCAAACTAATCATTGCTTCTCTTCTTTGCTTTGGAGTTGTGTTATCGTGTAGCTCATTATGAATTACACTTGTCTTATCTAACTTGTCAGGATTAATACGTTCTTTTACAACTTGCTCACCTAATATTGAAATGAATGTTCCAATCACAACTGATTGTTCTTGTTTGTTTAGTTTCATTTGTTCTCACCTACAATAGTAAACTTCTCCGCTTTAATTAAAATTCGCTCTGCATTCTGATCTACGACTGAAGTTTTACCATCTTTACTAATAGTAGTAACTAAATTCGTTTTCATTTTCATTTCCTCCTCATCTTTCCTTAGCATGTTTGTGAAACAATTCTTTTTTCTGTTCTTTGAATTTTAGTAATAGCTTCAGCTATTTGCTTTCCGTTTATAAGAACAGGAACTTCTATTTCAATTGAATCATTCTTATTAGTAAACCTACCCATAACCTTTTCCAACTTCTCCAATACATCTACACATTCATTAGCAGCGTTTTTTACTTCTTTAATTCTTTCTAATGCTTCAGTTGTATCAGCACTTACCTCAACAATTAATTTGTTATTAGCCATTTCATTCATCCTCCTCCAAAATAAAAAAACACCCAAATGGATGCTTAACTATCATTTACTTATTTGTCTTTTTATTACGGTATGTGAAGTTTTATTCTTCTCTCAGCTAACAACCACGACAGAAACTTTTGCCGGACTTATCAGGCCCCTCTCATTCTGTCTACCTAGGATGTTGTTAGCTCAAAGAAGAGCAAAAGCTCTCCTTAATAACGGTATCATCCAATCACTACCATCTGCTGGTTTCGGATTTTAGGTGCCGCCATTACGAACCGTTTAGAATTTTAGAAACAACATAGTGAGTTGTGTTTTCCGCCACTTCTCACAATACAAATATAACACGGAAATTCCAAAACAAACGGCACATTTACTGCCAAAAAGCGGTCACAACCCTGCCACTTATTTTCTATTTATCTCTCATATTTTTTAGCTCTTTTAGGATATAGATGTTTAGCTACAATTGTTTTAGCCTCTTCTTGATTAGTATTTATAGCCTTATATGCTCCATCCCAAAAACTTCTCGCTTTTATAATTCCAGCTAATAATCCTACATCGGTATCTAGGCTAAATCCTTTAATGTTTCCAGATAATATTTCTTCATAATGTTGTGTTGTACGTAAACACTCTTTCAAAACCACATTCTCTTCATCAGAAAAATATATACTCGCTAATATATATGATTGTTTTAACATTAAGAGCTTTTCATCCATTACAATAGCTTTCTCTTTTGTTAAATTAATATAATTTTTGACGTTTTCATCAGTTACATTTACAAATGTATAATCTCTTTTAGGAGGAGAATGGTGTGGATCACGTTCTGTCAGTCCTAATGTCCTTTGTAATTCGAGTCTTCCATCTTCCTTCAAAAAATAATTAATACTTTCAACTGACTCAATTAACTTCATATGAAAATCATTTAATGCATCTAATTTCATTTTTAAAATACATTCTGCATACCAACGATTGTCTTGTTTTTTATTTGCTATAAACGCTACGGTTATTGCAACTATCCCAGTTATTAAAGCTGCCCAAATAGGTGGTTCCAAACAAATCATCCTTTCTAATTACAAAAAAACTTCACATAACCATTATAAAACCTTTTTATACAATTTCACACATATTACATTAATTAAATTATTATGTGTGACAATAAAACTCACTATTTATCTTCAATCTTTCACTTACCCATATCTTATATTGTGTGTAACTGACCTATCGTGAAATCTCTTGGTACCATTGATTTCATTTAACTTTCTCTTTTGAGTTACACAGTACAAAAATTATGAGTAACTGTATAGGGATACCACCAACATTTTGCAAAATAACCTACGCTATGTGGAAAAATAAAATAAGCTGCCCATATGGACAGCTTATTTACATAATTATCGTTATTGAAAGTGAAAAGCATCAATTCAAATTCAGTTATCATTGTTCTAATGTCACTAATATTGATTTGGTTACATTAGAACTCAATATGTTATATGGTCGTTTTTCTTTTAGCGAACTAAAATCATAATTTGATTTGGTCCTGTGCGCTTCATTACTCGATATCCTTCACTTGACGCAGTTGCGATACCTTCACTATTAGGTTTACAATATTTCTTGGGCTGACATGTTCCATCATCTCGAACCAGAAGTTTTCCAACAAGACCAATAGGAACCCATTCAGGTCTTTGCAAACGTGGGATATACTCTTGTGAGGAATCCCATTTAGGATTTAATATAGGTTCGCTTTTTGTAAAAGAAGGGTGAATGAATCTTCCATCGTCATCTTTTATTTCTGGTACAACAATCTCATGATATTGAATCCTTCCCCATTCATCTTTTACGAAGAGGTTGTGCCAACGCAAATCACTTGCATCTGCAATCATTGCTGGAGTTGCACTCACTACCCCTAGAATATAATTATCATTTGCATTCGCTTTTCGTATTTTGTCACCATCTCCATCTAAAGTTACAAAGTATCCAACATCAATCGAGTTTCCATCAATGGTTTCAAACATTTCTGCATAATCTGCAGCAGCAGGGGACAATACAACACCGTCGAGGTAAAGATTTCCTGTTCCCCCTTCAATTACAGCGGAATTTAATGATGGTCCAACAGCAATACCATTTGCCAAATGCCAAGAAAAAGGGAATCGTGTGATTCCATTTTGCCCCATAATATGAGAACCCGGATGAACTACATCTACAATGGTATTTAGACCTTCGGCGTGGGAAAAATCTCCATTTGCTGTTGTACTCGCTCCTTCGGTATGGGAGGTACTTCCGCTTGCTGTTGTGGCCGCTCCTTCGGCATGGGAGTTAGCTCCGCTTGCTGTTGTGGCCGCTCCTTCGGTATGGGAGCCATCTCCGCTTGCTGTTGTGCCCGCTCCTTCGGCATGGGAGAAAGCTCCGCTTGCTATTGTGTTTGTTCCTTCGGCATGAGAGGGATCTCCACTTGCTATTGTGTTTGTTCCTTCGGCATGGGAGGCAATTCCATTTGCTGTTGTACCTAATCCCTCGGCATGGGAGCTATCTCCACTTGCTATTGTGCTCGATCCTTCAGTGTGAGAGGAATTTCCATTTGCTGTTGTACTCGATCCCTCGGCATGGGAGCTATCTCCACTTGCTATTGTGCTCGATCCTTCAGTGTGGGAGGCAATTCCATTTGCTCTTGTATTCGATCCTTCGGCATGGGAGATACTTCCATTTGCTATTGTATTCAATCCTTCGGCATGGGAGGCAATTCCATTTGCTGTTGTACTCGATCCTTCGGCATGGGAGCGATTTCCGATTGCTCTTGTGACGAATCCTTCTGAATGGGAAGCAATTCCGCTTGCTGTTGTGTTCAATCCTTCGGCATGGGAGGCAAATCCATTTGCAACAGAACCACTTCCTTCTGCCACAGAACATCCGTTATCAGGGTCAGTTCTAATACAGCTTGTTGCGGTTGGCCCCGTTGATCCTGTTGGTCCTGTTGATCCTGTTGGTCCTGTTGGTCCTGTTGGTCCTGTTGGTCCTGTTGATCCTGTTGGTCCTGTTGATCCTGTTGGTCCTGTTGATCCTGTTGGTCCTGTTGATCCTGTTGGCCCCGTTGATCCTGTTGGTCCTGTTGATCCTGTTGGCCCCGTTGATCCTGTTGGCCCCGTTGGTCCTGTTGATCCTGTTGGCCCCGTTGGTCCTGTTGATCCTGTTGATCCTGTCGGTCCTGTTGATCCTGTTGATCCTGTCGGTCCTGTTGGCCCCGTTGGTCCTGTTGGTCCTGTTGGACCGGGTGGGCCTCCAGATGGCCCTGTTGGTCCCGTTGGCCCCGTTGGTCCTGTTGGAAATGTAAAAGAAGGAATTGGTGGTAATGTAGGACCAATCAAATTTGGATCTAATGCAGCAGCACTCAAAAAATCATCCGGTATTAAAACCTTTCCATTTTTTTCATTTAACATATTTCTCCCCCCTAAAAATTTTTATCATAATTAGTAAATGTATTAGGGGAAAAAATGACATCAATAAAAACACGTTACATCATTTTTATGAAGAACGATATATATAAACAATCTTTCTTTAATAAACTAATTTCATATTTTATATCGTTTTTTATACAATATAAAAAATATTTCTATTTTAAGATTTGTATACTTTATTCATATTAAGTTAACATAACATCCTATTATCGGTAGCAAGGAAAAGGGAGGAAACCGTACTCTCACCAAGGAACCTTCTTTTTTTGTTCTATGGATCTATGCATTTTTTTATACATTCCTATCCTAGCGCGGTTTTAGGGTTCTTGTTTGTTACTGGAACTGTATAAAATCTTGCATACTCTTAGCTTGGTTTTTTTCCAAAATGCTGCGATACCCCCAGATTTAAAAAGAAATAAGCAATGATTAGATTTTAAACCTGGTCATTGCTTTATCCATTGCATCTTGATTTACACCTATATAACGTAACGTGACCTTCTCTGACGAGTGATTGAATATTTCCATAAGTAATGCTATGTTTTTTGTTTGCATGTACATATGATACCCGTACGTCTTTCTCAAAGTATGTGTTCCTATTTCATCTAATCCAAACTCTGCTGCAGCTATACTTAATATCTTATATGCCATGCTACGACCAATAGGACGATTCTTCCCTTGCCTACTTTGTAATAGATACTCACTGTCTTCTCTTTCTTCAATAAACCATTTAAGTTCTCTTTTTAATGCTGCAGTAATTTGAATACGTTTTTGTTTCCCTGTTTTCTTTTCCCTCATAGAAATATGACTGCCTTTGACATCTCCTACCTTCAATTTTAAAATATCAGAGATTCTCAGACCTGTATTGATTCCCATAATGAATAGAATATAATTACGTAAACTCTTTTCCTTAAAATAATCTTTTAGCTGCTGTATTTCTTCTGGATCACGTATCGGCTGAACAAAATTCATTATTTATTACCTCCAGTCTCTTCTGTCTCGTAAACTTCTATTCCAAGTGCAAAAGCAAGTTTATAAAACGCTTTAGACTTCCAACGTCGATAAGTACGCTCTGACATTCCGATTTCGTTATAAACCATGTAATCACATACATCCTCTTCTTCTAAATAACGTTTATAAATAATATCTCTTTGGATACTTCCTGCACGTCCGTTTCCTAATCGATTTAGAAACTGATCAATACGTAATGACATCCTTTCAAGCCATTCTTCTCGTTTACTTTGTTGAATATTTGCTATAGCAACATCTTCTAACGGCTTTCCAACTGCATGTGTAGGACCGTGCTCACGTATTTCATAAGAAGGAGTGACTTTCATTTCTTTACGCATCATCCCAAATTGCCTATGTATACGTACACTTTCCAACACACCTTCTAATTCCTCTTGTGTTGCTGCTCTATCGATTTTTGGTAAGAAAGATAATTGTTTAGTCATGTAAGACCACTCCTTTTTATTTTTAAATTACTTTTGTCTTAATGCTCCACGTCTACGTTCATAACGCGGTCCACGAATTCCCATTAAATCTTCAATATCACGAGTACTTAATTTCTCTTTTCGCTTTTTCTTGTTTTTCTTTTTTACTTGATTAGATTGCTTTTTCCATTCACGTAATTGATCTCTTAGTACCTTCATTTCCCCATCTCCCTTTTCAAAATAAAAAGGACACCTATTCCTAAAACAGCTGTAATTACTGCTTTAGTGAATTGGTGTCCTCTAGTTTTCTAGCCGGACTATATTTGTTTGCTTTTAGCTTTCTTGCTTCCCTTATAAAATCCATATCTATGATCAACTTCCGCAATCAAAATTACAAGTACCATAATGATCCCAGCCTGTATGAAGCTTTTCGCATTACTAAAGGTCACAAACATGATGATTAAGTAAAGAGCCAAATACATTCCAAAAAACTGTTTACTATTCATTTTCTATCCCTCCAGTACTGTTATTTTATTATTCCAGCTTTCACAAAAATATTTCTCCAAGCGTTATCAAATTGATATTTCTCTACTGCCTTTGTGCGACGAGCAATTGCTTTTCTAATTTTTCTTTTCTTCAAACCTTTCATTCCCCTAACCTCACTTTCTATTCAAAGGATTATTTTGTTCAGTTTCTTATAAAGTGTTAATATTCTTCATAAAGGAGGTCTACTAATGAAAAATTCCTGGAAGAAAGTTTCTTTAATTACTTTCATAGTAATTGTCCTTTTAATAATTTTATATTTTGGTGGTATGTCATTTTTTTGGAACCAACCCTGAATAAAACTCAATATTCCGTCCATACTATAGATAACCCATCTTTAATGTGCTGTAACCAGTTAGATCTTATTTAAGAATGAGCAGTTAGCTTTTGCTAGCTGCTTTGTTTGTTAATCATTCTTTTAAGAAGAACAAGTTATATGCATAATAACTCAAACAAAATCCATACTATATTTAGGTTAGGTCTTAAAATCTAAAACCCTTATTCCAAACTTAGACCTAATATATCGCTCCTCTCCCTTCCCTGGGGCTCAGTAGCTAGCTTTTGCTAGCTGCTTTTTTATTAAAACAAATAAAATTCGATATTCTAACAATACTAATCACAATACAACTTGCTTCTTACCCAAGTTGTATCTACTTGAGCAGTTAACTTTTGTTAGCTGCTCTTATATTGAATAAATTTCTAAAACATGTTAACAATATAGATACACCAAGGTTGAATACCAATGATCATTATGTTCTTCTTATTCACAGAGCAGTTAGCTTTTGCTTGCTGCTCTTTTAGTTATTAGGAATTTATAAGTAATTCAAATTTTCATTCCCTCGAATAAAATCCAATATTCCGTTAATACTAAGTACAAGCTGCTTTTTCCCCAAAGTAGTCCATTGTTGCAGGGTTTGTGAGAGCAGTTAGCTATGATAACTGCTCTTTTTTAGTTTCCTTATTTCTACAAAATGAAATTTTTTTAAATTGCTTATACTTTATTTCTCAACCACAACTTATGGAATTATAATGAAATGAATGGTAATATATAGACATCTCAATTACGTTAGAGCTTGTTTCCTTGCAAGCTCTTTTTTTATTAAAATAGCGTTTTTGTTTAAAAATTATCACCTTTTTTTGGTGATATTTATATATATAATGCATATACTTTTACTAACCAGTTACCTCTGTAATATATACTTAGTGCCATTCCTTTTTATCAAGACAGCAAACCCCTCCGTTTGTTGTCTTTTCATTCAAATAAGGATTTTATTAAAAACTTTTCACCTTTTTACTGGACGAGCATATGTTATTGTATGGAGACTCTCCACTCATAAGATTCTTACCTTTCTTATCTAGAGCACACTTATTTGTGTGCTCTTTTGTATTTTCTATGAAATAACTATTTTGTTCACATTCTTTCGAGACATGCATATACTTAGGTATACGATATGCGATAACATTCGCATGGCCCTCTTGCAGGGCCTTTTTATTTTTATTTGGTACAAAATAGCGCTTTTGTTAAATTTGCAATTTAAAACATCACTATTTCGCCCTCTAATTTCATATTTCACTTACAAGTTTCATTTACTAATAATGAGTTAATTTTTGGAGGTGAATTATGGCAAAAGAAAATGAATTTGACTCCCATGAAACGTTACACGGGGCTGCATTAGATCCAAGTTCTATTGGACCGACATTGCCACCTACTCCAACATTTACAATACCAACTGGGCCTACTGGCATCACTGGGCCTACTGGACCCACTGGACCACCTGATGGGCCTACTGGACCGACTGGCGATACTGGACCCATCGGCATCACTGGGTCTACTGGCATCACTGGACCCACCGGGCTCACTGGTGCGACTGGACCGACCGGACCCACTGGTGCGACTGGACCGACCGGACCCACTGGTGACACTGGACCGACCGGACCCACTGGTGACACTGGACCGACCGGACCCACTGGTGACACTGGACCGACCGGGCCCACTGGTGACACTGGTGCGACT